AGGGGGGGGGTATAAATACCATTAAATGGAGAACTTGTGATGATGGTTCTTATGGTGATAATCCTGAAGTTCTTTTTGAAAAATTTGATTTTTCGGATGAAGAGTGGTCTGGGTGTGATTCACCAGCTGGAAATTTATTAATTACAGCCTTACCTTCATATGATTATGCATTTCCTTACATTATTTCATGGAATATGGAAGCGTACGATTTTCCTTATGATATGATTGGTATACAATCCAATCCTACTATAGCAGAACAAGCTGGATATGATATATCTACAAATCCAGGTGATATAGGAGTAGTTACAGGAGGTGGAATAGTTAAATATGATAGAATTACACTTTTAGAAAATCAAACTTATAGGAGAGGTAATTCTTATTGTGATCATAATGTTAGTAATCATATGGATGGTGTTACTTTTACTTGTGACGGAGATCAACCAGATGATTGGGTTAATGTATATGGCACATACACGATTGAGGATATCGAAAGTGATACATTTATTACATTAAATGAACATCCAATAAATCAAGATAGTTTAGGAACAATATCAGTTTCAGAAACAATAACTTCGAGTAATCCAAATGACTATGGAAATCCTTGTGTAACCATAACTGGCACAGGAACAAAATATAATGGAAGACAATTTAATTGGGATACTAATATAGATGGTAATTGTGTTAGTGTTGGTTCTGATGTATCTGATGTTGGATTTGATTTTTCAATACCACAGGGAGATGGTGATAATGCAAATGGTGATACTCCTTATAATGGATTTATACCAACACATGGTTTGAAAATTTTAAAATCATTCCCGGCAGAAGAATTTGGTGATATGTTTTGGTGGGATAGAAGTATATCAATTTATTATTTATCTAGTGATGGTAGATTTATGACTGAAGGAGGTTCTTTAGGTGTATATGAATTAAATAGAAAAGATGAAACACTTAAACTTATTGGATTAACAAAATCAGCTAGATGTAGAGATGGTGGAACTGGTGGTAATATAATAGATCAATATGATAATATGAATGATTGTATAGATAATGGTTATCGTTGGTATGAATCCTCTAACACTATTATTGAAATAGATAATACAGGTTTTCAAGATAGCATTATAGTAGGTACGATTAGAACTCCTTATGTAACTTATTTAACTAATGAAGATTGTGATGAATCACCCTGTGCTCGTAGTGATCCATATGAAATTGGACAAATAAAATCATTACCTGCAAAATTTTCATCAAGTACAATTTGGGAAGGAACATATGCAGGCTCGACTCCATCTACATTTTATATTAATGGTGATGATCAAAATGATTTTATAGCTTTAATAAGAAATAGAATGGTTGATAGTCAACCGGATTCTGGTGCTGATTTTGGATATAGTATGGTTAGAACATTTGTTGGCCAATTGGGATTGGATGGAGACGATAGTTGGGGTAATTGGCAATTAGAACAGGATCAGGGTATATTTCCAACAAACGCTAGTGGAGACGCTTGGGGTTGGGCTAGTTATAAAACATTTTATGGGTATGGTTATCATGAATCTTTTGCTAATGCTGCTAATGATGATACTCCCTGGAATCCAAATAATCCGGATGAAGGTCAAATATGGAAGCATAAACAAATTGGTCATAGAATGAGATTTCAACAAGAAATTGATTTTGAAAATTCAAGCAATCCTTCTTATGATACAATTTCCCAAGATAGTGGAATTAATGCAAATATACTTTTTCAATATTTTAGTCCATTAGCTCCTTGTGATTGTAACTATGAAGGAAACCCTAGTGAATGTAGTGAAGAATTTGTAAATTGTCAGGGTGAATATTATGGTGTTATTGTAGATGGTGACTTGGATGCTAATAGTAGTTATGGAATGGGTGGAGAAGTATGTGATCTGGAAAGTAACTGGTTTACATGTACAGGTGCTGATGATGATCCTATACAATGTGATTTTGAAGGTGAAGTTGTAAATACATGTATAGGATGTATGGACCCTTCTGCTATAAATTATTGTGTACCTTATGGTTGTACATATTCTGACTTTTCTTGTGTATATGAAGTTCCAGGTGATGAAGACGGATTATTATGTGATGCAAATGGTGACGGAACAGTTAATATTTTAGACATAACTTCTGGTATTCAATTTATTCTTTCTGGAAATGCAGATGAGTGGCCTTTTATATATAATATGGATTATGACGGTGATGGATTAATTAATATATTAGATATTATAAGTTGTGTTGGATATATTTTAGGTGGTGGTGATGGTACAATGATTTCAACTCCAAATGATGGCCAGTTATTAAAAATTTTGGAAACTACATTGGACAAGCCAAATGGACTTAGATCTGGTATAAAATTACTTAAAAAACATGGATATAATTCTCGTAAAGTTAAAGATTATATGAAAATTGGTAATAAAATTAGAAAAAAAGGAAAAACCTTTAAAAGATTACAAAATTCTAAAACTAAGTCAAAAAAAGTTAGAAATAATTTAATAAAATCTAATAGAATAGTGAAAAAAATAACAGGTAAAAGATAATGGCAGTACAACGAATAACAGGAAAAAGAATTGTAAAGTATGATACATCAAATCCTAACTTTAAAAAAACACCTAAACCTGAAGTTAAAGAGAGTGGTAATTTAAAAGAAAACTATGAAGAGGATGTATATGGTGAAAAAAAACATTACTATAAGCCAGATCCAAATGGTAATTTACAAATGGAACAATTGATGGGTAAAGTTTTGAATAAGCTGGATAATATACCCGGTAGTAGTCAGACGGGCATAAAAGCTGTTGAAGTTGATATTAAAAAAGAAATTGCAATTGGTAAAGCTGATATGAGTAGTATTAAATCAGAAGAAGTAAAAGGTAAAGTAAATAATAAATTAGATAAACTAAAAAAACTGAGAAGAAGAAATGGCCGTTAAACCAATAACAAATCAAAGATTAGTAAATAAAGAAAATATAAATAGAGCTGAACAAGTGTCTACTAAAGATACATCTATTAGGGGTGGTAATGATAAAAAATCAATTGTACCAGGATTGAATTATGGTAATAATTATGCAATCACACTTAAAGATGTTGACACCGCTATAAATAATCATATGAAAGATGTAATGAGGTTAAAAGTTAGTAGTGCTGGTGAACAAAAAGATGTTCCCATAATGTATGCTAATCAAGAAAGATGGGTTAACGCTAGAAAAAATAATTTTATGAAAGATAAAAGTGGAGCTATAGTATTACCACTTGTTTTATTTAGAAGAACTGGTTTGGAAAAAAATACGAACATGTATGTTGGTTTAGAACATGATGTACATAGAAAATTTAGTAAGGTTGTTAGAAATTCTCAATGGTCCAAAGATAATAAATATGATAGATTTGCTGTACAAACTGGAAAGAAACCTGTTACTGAAAATATAGTAACCGGTGTTCCGGATTATGTTATAATAAATTATGATTTTATAGTATGGACAAACTTTATAGAACAGATGAATACAATTTTAGAAGCTTTTGTTGAACAAGATAATATTTATTGGGGTGGTTCTACTAATTATAGATTTTTGTCTAAGGTAGAAAGTATATCCGATTCAACTGAAATGAGTGTTGATACGGAGAGGTTTATAAAATCCACATTTAATGTTACAACTTATGCATATTTATTACCTGAATATGCAAGTAACATATTGACAAATAAAGTTTCTCAAACTAGTAGAGAAATAACACCAGCAAAAATCGTATTTGGTTTTGAAGGTGATGCAACGGATAAAGAAGTAAATAAATAACAAATGGAGGTTATGTAAATGTCAGAAGAAAAAAAGTTTTCAAAAGAAGAAATGGATAGGTTGGAAGAAATTCAAAAAAAATATGCAGGTATACAATTGAATTTAGGTCAATTGGGATTCACAAAAATTCGTTTGGAAAATGAAATTAAACTTGTTAATGAAAACGAAAATAATTTAAAAGTTGAATTTAATAAAGTACAATCTGAAGAAAAAAAATATATGGATGAACTTACTGAAAAATATGGTGAGGGTGTTTTAGATCCAAAAACAGGTGTATTTTCTGTAAATAAATAACGCGTTTCAATTTTTAGAGTATATTTATATATAGAATTAATTGCGCAAACACTAATTCTACATTCATATAAATTTAACATGTTAAAATAGGAGAAATTAAATGGCAGAAAAAATTGTAAGTCCAGGTGTCTTTACATCTGAGATTGACGCGTCGTTTTTACCAGCTGCCGTCGCTGACATTGGAGCGGCTGTTATAGGTCCAACTGTCAAGGGACCTGCTGGGATTCCTACAGTAATAGAAAGTATGGGAGAATTTGAAGCTAAATTCGGTACTACTTTCAAGAGTGGTTCAAGTTATTATCAATACTTGACATCTCACACTGTTAGGGAATATTTAAAAAATTCAAATACAGTTACGGTAGTAAGAGTATTGGCTGGTGATTTTTCACATGCTTCATCAAGTATAGCTAGTGAAGGAACAAGTACAGGAGCTACATTTGCTAGTGGTACTTTAACTATATCAGCTTCAGCAAATGATGGTCCAAATACAGTAGTTGGTGAAGAGTTTACAATAGGTGCTGTTGACTTTACATTCATAAGTTCATCTGCAGATAGATCAGTATTTACGAATGATTCAACAAACATTTATATGCCTGTACTATCAAATGCTAATAGTAGTAGTTTATGTGATACAGTTGTAGCTCACATTAATCAAGCTACAAGTAAATCATTACACGGATTAGATATTACAGCTGTTAAAAGACAAGCAACAGTAGCACTTGGTCCAGGATTAGGTACATCGACAAAAGGTCATCTTGTACAACTTTCTGGTAGTAGTGCTGGTACATCTAATAACTTATCTGCAGCTTCGTCATCAGCACACTTTTCATTTGGTGCTGTGATTGGTGCTACATCACTTACAACAGCTCTACAGGGTGGAACTAATTCTACTTCTGAGGGAACTTCATTCACACTTCGTACATTAGCAGATGGAGCAAATCAGAATAGTTATGCAAAAAATGCATATACTTCTGCTACAAACCAATCTAATAATGTATTACCATCAGGTTCAAAAGATAACTTGAGATGGGAAGTGACAAGTAAAAATACTAAAAAAGGTACATTCAATCTCTCAATTAGAAGAGGTGATGATACCAGCAAGAGAAAAACACTTCTTGAAAGTTTTACAAATTTATCATTGGATCCAAATGCATCTAATTATATTGCAAAAGTGGTTGGTGACTCGTCAATGACAGTTAGAACTGATGAAAACTTAAATCCATTTTTACAATCATCAGGATCATTTCCAAATAAATCAAAATATGTAAGAGTTGATGTTGAAAGTAGAACACCTGATTATTTAGATTCTAATGGAAATATAACAGCAAATGAATTATCACAATCTTTACCAGCTATCGGTAGTGGTTCATTTCAAGGTGGTACTGATGGAACAGTTCAACATCCACGAAATTTCAATGAAAACATCACATCAACAAATTCACAAGGATTGAATTTAAGCAATGCTGGTGGATCAGCTGGATATGATCAATATATTGAAGCATTAAATATATTAAAAAATCAAGATGAATATGATATTAATATGATATTGATGCCAGGTGTTATTGATAATCTTCATGGTGGAATAGTAACTAAAGCTATGGATGTTGTTGAAGATAGAAGTGACGCTTTCTTGGTAGTAGATCCAGTTGAGTATGGTAAAAATGTAGCAGATGCTACGACAAGAGCTGAGGCTCATGATAATAACTATACATCTATGTATTGGCCTTGGGTTCAAGTACCTGATACTCAATTAGGTAAGAATGTTTGGGTGCCACCATCAACAGTTATGGGTGGTATTATATCATTTAATGATAAGGTTTCTCATCCATGGTTTGCACCAGCTGGTTTAAATCGTGGTGGAATTGATGTGGCTATTCAAGCTGAAAGAAAACTAACTCAATCTGATAGGGATACTTTATATGATTCAAGTGTTAATCCTATAGCTACTTTCCCTGGTCAAGGTGTTGTCGTATTTGGACAAAAAACATTACAGAAGAAAGCTTCGGCATTGGATAGAGTTAATGTAAGACGACTATTAATCAGAGTTAAGAAGTTTATAGCTTCTTCTTCAAGATTCTTGGTATTTGAACAAAATAGTCAAGCAACACGAAGACGATTCTTGAATATTGTTAATCCATTTTTGGAACAAATTCAAGCTAATAGTGGTTTAAGTGCATTCAGAGTTGTTATGGATGAAACAAATAATACTCCAGATCAAATAGATAGAAATATCTTATATGGTCAAATATTTGTTCAACCTACAAGAACTGCTGAGTTCATAGTATTGGATTTCACAATACAACCTACAGGAGCTACATTCCCTGAATAATAGATACTAAATATCTAAAATAAAAAAAGAGGACTTATTTTAAACATAAGTCCTCTTTTTTTTATAAGTTCTTAATATTTATATATGAAATATATGAGTACTCAGATATTCTATTAGGAGAAAAAAAATGGCAGAATTATTAGAAGCAAGTGATATAATGTTTACCCCGTTTGAACCGAAATTACAACATCGGTTTGTAATGTTGGTTGACGGAATACCATCTTATTTGATAAAAACATCGGCTAAACCACAGATTACTTTTGATGAGGTAGAATTAAATCACATAAACACAAAACATTGGGTTAAAGGAAAAGGTGCTTGGGACCAATTAGAAATAACTTTATATGATCCAATAGTACCATCAGGAGCCCAACAGGTGATGGAATGGGTTAATCTACATAAAGAATCTGTTACTGGTCGTGATGGATTTTCAGATTTTTATAAAAAAGATATAACAATACAGGGATTAGACCCAACGGGTGGTGTAATTGAAGAGTGGATATTAAAAAATGCATTTATAATTACAGCTAATTTTGGTTCTTTAGATTGGTCAGCTAGTGAAGTCGTAGAAATTGCTTTAACACTTAGATATGATTACGCTATACTCCAATTCTAATTAAATTTAAACCACACAATCATAAAAGAAAAACCTTCAAAGAATTTTGAGGGTTTTTTTTTATTTAGTATATATTTATATATGAGTTATTTATGAGGTTATATGAAAACAACATTTGAAGAAATAATAGAATCGGTTTTAAAACACGAAGGTGGTTATGTAAACGACCCTGATGATGCTGGTGGTGAAACCAAATATGGAATTGCCAAAAGATGGTATCCTAATGTAGATATAAAAAATCTAACGATAGAACAAGCTAAAAAAATATATCATACGGATTACTGGAGACCCTCTAAATGTGATGAAGTTCCTCCACAATTAAGACATATTTATTTTGATATGTGTGTTAATTTTGGTAGAAGTGGATCCGTTAAGGTTTTACAACAGGCTGCTAATTCTAAAAATAAAGATAAAATTGATGTGGATGGTGGTATGGGACCAGCTACATTAAAAGCTATTCAAAACATTAGTTTAGATAGAGTAAGAGCATATAGAGTTTTAAGATTCGCAAACATAGTTATCGATAAACCAAACCAAGAAAAATTTTGGATGGGGTGGTTTAGACGAGCATTGGAGGTATAATAAATGAGTAGTAATGAATTGTATGAACAAATAGAAGAATTATTTGAAAATTTTCAACATAATCACAGAACTTTTACCGAGAAAGGTAATAAATCTGCTGGTGGTAGAGCCAGAAAAGCTATTGGTGAAATAAAAAAATTAGTTACAAGTTATAGACAAGCATCTATTTCTGAAGCAAAGTCTTAACAGGAGAATAATAAAATGTCAGATAAACAGGAATTTAAGTTTCCAAGTGAAATGGTAGATTTACCTAGTGGTGGTAAAGTATATCCAAAAGATTCACCACTATCGGATGGTAAAATAGAAATCAAGTATATGACTGCAAGAGAGGAAGATATTCTTACATCACAGAATCTTATTAAAAAAGGTTTAGTGATTGAAAAGTTATTAAATTCGTTAATAGTTACACCTAATATAACAATTGATGATTTAGTACTTGGTGATAAAAATGCTATTATGGTAGCTGCTAGAATATTAGCATATGGTCCAGAATATAAAGCTTCAATAATTAATCCTGTTGATAGTTCACCGGTAGAGTATACTTTTGATTTATCCGAATGTCCATTTAAAGAATTACCTGATGATGTTGATTATACTGACAATAAATTTAAATTAGAATTACCAGCTTCAAAAGCTACAATAGAATTTAAACTTTTGACAGGAAAAGATGAGAAAGATATTGAGGCAGAACTTAAATCTTTAAAAAAGGTATCTTCACAAGTTTCACCTGAAATAACTACACGATTAAAATATTCTATTCTAACTCTAAATGGTGATGATAATAAACAACATATTAGATCATTCGTTGAACAACATTTATTATCAAGAGATTCTATGGTTTTGAGAAAAGAAGTAACTAGAATATCTCCTGACATCGAGCTCAAACAGGAAATAGAATTAGGAGGAGAATCCGTCACGGTAAATATACCAATGACGGTCAACTTTTTTTGGCCTGACGCCTAAAGATAAACCCGACATACACGAATCTATATTTACACTTATTTATCATGGACAAGGTTTTACACATTCCGATGTGTATAATATGCCTGTTTATTTGAGAAATTTTTATCTTAAAACATTAGTAAAGGTTAAAAAAGAAGAACAAAATCAAATAGAAAAGTCAAAATCTAAAGCCAAAACTCCTAAAATCAGAAAGTAATTTTGTAGCTTTCAACTATTTATATATGAGTAACCATATTTAATAATTAGGAGTTTTATATGAAAAAATCAAAAAAATCTTACATGAATGTATCTAATATATTATCCGAAAAGATAACACTTGGTGGTGCTTTGAAATATTTAACATCATTGGGATTTATAAAATCTGTAAAAAAAGTTGATGATAAAAAAATACAAAAAAGACTAAAAGATATTAATAAAACTGTAGATGAATTAGCTGCATTATTAAAGAAACAATATGGTTCTGATGTTACCATGCCAAAATATACAATGAAAGATTTAAAAGGTGAAAAAGGTGAAAAATAATTAAATGGCTCAATTATCATTAAAAGAACAAAGAGAATTACAAAAACTCATCAAACAGAATGAAGCTATACAAAATCGTATTAATTCAGGCATAAATGTTCAAAATAAAACTCTTGAAAAACAAGAACAAATTCAAAAGAGAATTAATCAGTTACAAGAAAAACTTAATAAAATGTCTGATGATCAGAGGGATGCTCACAAAGAAGCAAATAAATTATTAGAATCACTTGATAAAAAACAAAGAATCTTAAATCTTTCAAGTGATAAATTTAAAACACTTAAAAGTAAAACTTATGATGTTATGCAAAACACCATAGATGCTGCATTAAAACATAATCAAGCAACTGGAAAGGGTACTGATTTACTTAAAGAACAAGTAGATGCTATGAATGATATTGCCACTG